TTTACCTTTACGACCATTTTGGCTCTCTCGACCCTACCGTTCTGCTTAACCGTATACGTCATTTGGTTACTGGTTGCGGGTGCAACTGGATCGTATTTGATCACCTATCGATTCTTGTCTCAGGTCTGGACCAAGGTGACGAGCGACGGGCCATCGATCAAACGATGACGAAACTCCGTAGTTTTGTTGAAGAAACTGGCTGCGGGATGCTACTTGTGTCACACTTACGCCGCCCTACAGGAGACAAAGGTCATGAAAACGGTGCTCAAACATCTCTTTCTCAGCTTCGCGGTAGTCACAGCATCAGCCAGCTTAGTGACATCTGCCTTGGTCTTGAACGAGATCAACAAGCTGAAGACAGCAACGGAACAGTTGTCCGAGTTCTCAAAAACCGATTTACCGGGTGGTGTGGCGTTGCCGGGACTGTGACCTACAACGAAAAGACCGGCAGAATGTTGGAGCAAAAAGGTAGCAGCTCTACCAATAAGTCTGCTGAGTTCAATGATTCTTTTGAAACCGACTTTTGACGTTCACCTCAAAGAAATGAATCCCCTCAAGGTCACGGCTCTTGCTGTGACTGAGAAGGGGAAGAGGTATCTCCAGTCCTTCTTCAAGTCCAATGACCCTTGCAACCAACTCGAGTACTCACGGCTCGAAGACTTCCTTGACTTCTGCTACAGCAGGAGACTTGAAGTCCACATCGACAGTGACGTTCGACGTGGAGACGGATGCCCTGAATCCCAGGGAAGTGACTACGATTCACTGCTGTGCAATCCACTCAAAGACCCAGACGCAGCTGCATAGGAACCCGAAGGAGTGGCTGGAGATCCTTGAGAACGCTGAGGTTCTCGTTGGTCACAACATCATTCAGTACGACATCCCTGCGATCCAGCAGGTGTATCCGAGCTTCAAACCAAAAGGCAAAGTCATCGACACGTTGATCTTGTGTCGGATGCTGTACCCAAACATCTTGGATCTGGACTTCGAGAAGAAGCGTCCTGATATGCCAATCCAGATGTACGGCAGACACAGCCTCGAGGCGTATGGGTACCGCCTTGGCTACAGCAAGCAACACACTGATCTGACTGACTTCAGCAAGCTCACCCCTGAGTTAGCTGAGCGTTGCATCAGCGATGTTGAACTAAATGTTAAGCTTTGGCACAGGTTGCAACCCAAGGCCGAAAGCATCCCTTGTGCCGTAGACCTTGAGATGAGATTCGCAAGTCTCATCGCCCTGCAGGAAAGATCTGGGTTTGCCTTCGACGTTCAAGGGGCGTTGGAGCTCGAAGCCGAGATCAATGGACAACTGAATACTCTCAACGAGCGCTTGAGACAACGGTTCCCGTTCGTTGACGGAGGGCTCTTCACCCCAAGGCGTAAAGACTCTTCCAGAGGATATGTGGAAGGGGCGACTATGTGCCGTCTCAAAGAGTTGAATCCCAACTCACGAGATCACATCGCTTGGGTGTTACAGAATCATCTGGGGTGGAAGCCAGATGAACTCACCGAAACGGGGAAACCCAAGATCGATGAGACAGTTCTGTCGAAGATCCCTGGAGCTGAGGATTTCGTAGAGATCCTTACGCTGCAAAAACGATTGGGCCAACTGAGCACTGGCAACAATGCTTGGTTAAAACTCGTCCAGCGTGACAACAGGATTCACGGCAGTGTGATTACTGTTGGCTGCGCTACGGCCCGCTGTGCCCACGTCAGCCCCAACATGGCCCAGGTTCCTGCTGTCAGGTCAGTCCTGGGACCGGAGTGCCGAGCTCTGTTTGGACCTGGCTCCCTCGGGGGAGGGAGAAGCACCAAGCAGGTTGGCGTGGACCTCAGCGGTATCGAAGCCCGTTGCTTAGCTCATTACTTGTGGCCTCTAGATGACGGGGCTTTTGCTGATGAGGTATTGAACGGTGACATTCACACTGCAAACCAAAAAGCTGCTGGTCTAGACACACGAGACCAAGCCAAGACTTTCTTCTACGCTTTGATGTATGGAGCTGGTGCAGAGAAGCTCTCTACTATCACAGGCCAAGACGGCAAGAAGCTGAAGCGTAGGTACTTCAAAAATATGCCTGCCCTTGGCAAGCTCACTCAGATGGTGACTGACAAGGCAGAGACTCAGGGGTTCATAAAAGCTTTAGATGGCCGAAAGATTCTCATCAGATCTCCGCATTCTTCATTAAACTTTCTACTCCAGTCGGCTGGTGCCTTGGCCTCGAAGGCTTGGTACATCGCCTGCTACGACGAGATCACGAAAGAAGGTCTTGTTTACGGCAAGGACTGGGCGTTTCTTGCTCACGTTCACGATGAGATCCAATTCGCCGTTCTCGAGCAACACGCCGAACGAGTCGGAGAGCTTGCAGTTAGATCTGCTGCCTTGGCAGGAGAGTCACTTGGATTCCGTATTGCAATCGGTGCGGAGTACAAACTCGGAGACAACTGGGCAGAGTGTCACTAAGACTTGCAAGGTCTGTAACGAAACAAAACCACTAGAGCAGTTCCATCGCAACGGCACTTGGTATCGACCTGAGTGTGCGCCCTGCAACAACAAAAGGATGCGTGACTACAGCAAGTTGCGTAGGAAACAAACGGCACCTCCGCTTGGAACGCCTTGTGAGTGCTGTGGTTTAACGAATCAAATGTTGTGCTGGGATCATTGTCACGATTCTTTAGAGCATCGCGGATGGCTATGTGGAAACTGCAACACAGGCATTGGCAAGCTTGGGGACGATATCGAAGGCGTCCTAAAAGCGCTGGACTACCTGGGCAAGGTCAATAAGCTTGATCTGAATCAAGGAGGCAACGATGACTTGGCTGCTGCTTGACGCAGATATGCTGCTGTTCCAGGCAGTAGTAGCTGCAGAAGTGGAGATCGAATGGTGTCCTGACATCATCACGACTCACCTGCCGCTCAAGGAAGTTCGGTACATCTTTACCGAGCTTATTGAGACCAAGAAACGTCAGTCAGAAGCAGAGAAGATCTGCTGCTGCTGGACCTCCAACACCAACTTTCGCAAGGAGGTAGAGCCCACCTACAAGGCAAACCGAAACAAGCTGGACCGTCGGAAACCTGTTGGCTTCAGAGCTGCAAGGCTGTGGGCAGAAGCAGCGTTTCCCTCAGAGTGCTGGTACAACCTTGAGGCTGATGACATCCTCGGGATTCTTGGTACCCGCAATCAAGAACGAACCGTCATCTGGAGTGGTGACAAGGATCTCAAGCAGATCCCTGGATTGCACCTAACCAACGACGGTGAAATCATCACCATCAATCAACTTCAAGCTGATGCCTATTTCTATCGTCAGACTCTTACCGGCGATTCCACTGACGGCTATCCTGGTTGCCCTGGGGTTGGCCCGAAGACAGCAGAGAAGCTCATTCCTGAAGAGGGATTTACAGAAGCCTCCGCATGGGGAACTGTAGTTGAGCAGTACAAGAAGAAAGGGTTAGGAGCTGACTACGCCCTGACCCAAGCCCGTCTTGCTCGCATCCTCCGCGAAACTGAGTACACCTTTGATGAAGTTCAACTATGGACACCACCAACGATCCAATACGACCCTGGCACTACGCCTTCGACGAAGGAGTAATTGAGTGCATTGATTACATTGAGTCACACGCCTTTGATTTTGTCGAAGGCAACGTCATAAAGTACGTGACCCGGTACCAACACAAAAACGGTACCGAAGATCTCAAGAAAGCTCGGTGGTACTTGGACCGTCTCATCGAACGATCTGAAAAGTGGGATCAAGACCGCCAAAAACGTTTCTCCTACAACCTTGTCGTTGATGAACTCGAACTCGAACAAAGTGAAAAGCTGGATGCTCAAAGCGGACCAGCTAATCAATCCTGACAACGAACAGCGTGAACAACAGCTGACGTATGTCGAGGAGGAGTTCTACGAGCTCATGTACGCCTATCGCAACGAGAGCCGTGAGCAAATCATCAAGGAAGCCTGCGACCTCGTATGGGTCACTTACGGTTTACTCCACACTCTTGGCGTGGATCCTGATGTGGCTTTTGGACGAGTGTTTGATTCCAACTGGTCTAAGTTTCCTTTCACCAAAGTCAACGGAAAAGTTCAGAAAGGACCAAATTACAAACCCGCCGATCTCTCGGACCTATGAAGCCTTACGATGAGATCCTGAACCAGATTCCTAGAGAAGCTTGGCAGTACGTCACTGCTGATTATCAGGAAGCTGAAGACGGCGAAGGACTAATTGAGTTCTTTTGGGATGAAGCTGCACATCCCGAACTAAAACCACTGTCTGAACTTGATAAAGAACAGTGGCACGACTTTGTAATCACCTCACTTCAACGAGTAATTGACCACCATGAAGACCAAGGAGCAACTGAACCCGGCAATCGCAATGACGGGTCGAGTGGAAAGCTGGCTGGAGAATCCGACTCGTAGGTACCCGATTTCGTGTACGGTGTTTGTCGTTGAAGACACGATGGACGAACACCCTGATGGTTTGGAGGGCAGCTGGATCTTTGCTTCAAAAGCTCTTCGCTATGGGGCAGGCGTTGCTGTTCACCTTTCTAAGCTTCGTCCGAAGGGTACCCATAACGAGCACGGAATGGTTTCTTCAGGGCCGTGCGGCTTCATGGAGATCTACTCCAAGTTCAATGAAATTCTCCGACGCGGCGGCACGTACCGCAATGGGGCGATCGTTGCTCATCTCGATGCAGATCACCCTGACATTCTTGAGTTTGTTAATTACGACCGAGCTCGTATTCCTTGGCTCAAGCGCTGTGTCAACGTTGATCCTGACATCATCAACAGCCCCGACAAGCTGAAGGCGATCATGGACGCTGCCCGTAAGGGTGATGTGTGGATTGTTAAGAAGCAGTACGACAAGAACGGCGATCGGATCTATTCCAACGTTTGCCAAGAGATCCTGCTGAAGAGCCGTGACACCTGTCTGCTGTCTCACGTCAACCTCGGGCTCACTGAGATCGGTGACATTCCTACGGCG